CAAGATAAAAATAAAACCAAGATATGGGGGTAAAATGAAAATATCAGAAGAGGGCAAAGCCCTCATAAAAAAATTCGAGGGCTGTGAGTTAGAGGCCTATCAATGCCCAGCACAAATAGGAACTCAAGACCAGTGGACAATAGGATTTGGTCATACCAAAGGGGTAAAGCAAGGCGATGTTTGGTCGCAAGATCATGCAGAACACATGTTAGATGTTGAGCTAGAAGAGTTTGAGGGTTACGTCAACGACTTGGTCGATGTCGAATTAGAGCAACATCAGTTCGATGCTTTGGTTGCTTGGGTTTATAATTTAGGCGCTGGTAACTTAATTAGTTCAACCTTGTTAGTGAAACTTAATGCTGGTGCGTATGAAGATGTACCGCATGAAATTCAACGCTGGAACAAAGCAGGTGGTGAGGTCTTAGAAGGTCTTATCAGACGTAGAAAAGCCGAGGCTTTACTCTTTGAGGGTAAAGACTGGTCAGAGGTCTAGCTTTTTGATAGTTGCTGTCTTACGTCTAACAGTGTAGCCCTCTTTGGCAGGTACGACTTTCTCAGGTTGGGGTTTGTAAGTAGTCGATCCCCAAGTGACTTTGTATTTATAGTTACGACCAACTTCAGCAGCACCCATCTTAGCTTGTATGTAGATTTGCGATTTCTCTACTTCTTCGTTGAGCAGCTTTATCTTTTCTTTGTTGTCCATAATTCTATCTAAGTGGAAGCCACACTCATCGTCATTCAAGTCAACTTCTTGCTGCTCACTAACAGGGTGCATAATCTGAAGATCAGGTAAGACTTGAGGTGCATACCAGTCTTGCTCTTTGATACGTCTTTCAAAGTCAGTTATGATGTCTTTGAGTTCTTTTTCAAAGGCGAAGTCTCTGCGCAACAGGAACATCTTAAAGTCGTTGGTATTATGCAGGGTTGACACAAGCCCCCACGAATACCCACATATTGCACAGAGAGCCTTCGTTTGTAGTACACCACGCCATAGGGGTGGTTTGCCATCTGCCTCTGCTAATTGTCTTGTAGTTTTGATTTCGATTATGCCCTTACCATCGAGCAAAATATCTTGGTCATCTTCCGTATAAATCAGTTGATTGTCAGGTTTAATAATAAGATTTTTAGCGTAAGCAGTACCATCAATAGAACCTTCGAGGGGAAAATCTAAATGCTGTACTGCTTGGTTTATGCTGACTTCTACGTTAGTCAAACCTAACTTCTCAGCAGAAAGCTCTATTAATGGTTTCTCTAATATGTTGCCAATCTCTATCGGCATATTGTTTTTGTCTGATCTGACATTGACACCTGCTCTAGCATCCATCCTAGACTTTAAGTATTCATTCTTAGTTTCATAAGGTGACACACCAAATAAAACTGGTATGCCTGAACAGGAAGCGTGTTTGTCGCTGGATAACTTACCGAGTGCTTTGTCCATCTTGTTTTGCTAGGTATTGGTTAATTATCATGTCCGCTATGCCTTTCATCTTGAGGTTATTCTTTAAGCAATACGACTTCAATTTTTTATGTGTCTTGTCCGTAATCATTAAGGTTTTTAATTTAATCATGCTAGTAGTATAAGGGCATAAATAAAAAAAGATATACTTTTTTACAATAAAGTATTGTTTTTTATTTTTATATGTGCATAATAATCAGTATAGGAGATATTATGAATAACTTAAAAACTAAAAAACTAATACAACCAATAACTTTTTCTAATGGTACTTCAGGTATTCAGGTTGATGCTAAGTCTAGCATCTTAGTCATCAACGAATATATGTATGAAGGTAAAGATGCAACAATCGTTGACACAGCAATAAACTTAAGTCTCAATGCTTCAGGTGTTGTGCCTAAATATGTAGGCAGTAAAAATGACAAACATTATTTTACTTTCAACAACAAAGCAGACAGAAACCTTTATATGGAGACAGCATGAAAACAGAAATATATACTGACTACACAATATGTCTTGATAATTCAGATAATATTATTAAGGAATATTCTAATTATGCTGAGATGATTATTCATCTCTTTCAACTTCATACTGAAAACCCTAAAGCTGACTACTTTGTTAGATGGTATAAATATCAGAAAACTTTATACACAAAAGAAGATATTAGAAAAGCTGGGTATTGTGTAGAGGGTGAAGAAGAATCTTATGATGGACAACCAGTTTGGGGACAATATCCTCGTATGGAAGAAAGAGTTTTTGAATTAGAGAAAGGTACTTACGAACTTGATATTCTAGGTAAGTATCAAATTAAAGAAGAGGAGACAGCATGAGAGTTTTGCACAATGGTTCAATGATTAAGGATCGCACTGATAACGAATTAATTAATCTACTTACTTCTACACAGGAAGATATTAATAAATACACAAAAATAGTAGATTGGCAAAAGTATGAACAATTTAGAGCTGTTGTTTGTAAATTGAGATATAACAAAAAACAGATTATAGGTGAATTAGATGATAGATCAAAAGATTGACAGACTAATACGTTTATCAGATAGATGCTTTGCAGACAGAGATAAAACCAGTAGCATCAGACAAGCTAGAGGTGACAAGCTTTGGGCAGAGGCTATGCGCTTAGTTATGCAAAGAGATAGATGCAGACACCATGAGGCGTTTGCTTATGTTGCGGGGTACAAGTATGACTAAGGAAGATTTATACGACATCATTGGTGGTATATTTTTAGTGATCATGTGGTCGTTCATAATTATTATGATGTTTGCCTTATGAATAAAGAAACCATCAAGAGAGAAAGCATCAAAAGAGAGTTTCTTGCGTACGCCTCACAAAGATTTATTTGGTGTAACTATGAACGCTTTCAACATTGGGAAGAAGAGTATGCCAGTGTTGAAGATTATATAAAAGCCAACCCTAATGTATTAGATGATTGGCTTAAAGAAAGGGGGGAAGAATTAAGTGCAAAAGTTTGTGTCCATTGTGGCATACATTTCATTGATAAAACCAAACCTCGTAAAGCTAGGTTTTGTTCTGTTAAATGTAAGTCAGCCGATTGGCGATCAAGACATCCTTCGTACACAAGAAATTATTATTTGAGAACTAAAAATAAGGAGAAGTAAATTATGTCTTTTTTAGAATTAGACGACAAGGAGGGTTTGCCTTTGTACATCAAACATGATTTTGCTTTGGGTAAATTTGTCCTTACAAGTGCTGAAGGTGTCGAGCCTTTAGATTTTGAGTATATGTTAATTGATGCAGATTTTCAGACTGGCTATGGTAAATACGATGGCCAATATCAATTTGTTTGGGATAAGCAAGTAGGTGTCAAACCTGATAACGCTAAAGAGTTACTTGCAGATGGTTATAAAAGAGCTTTCAATGCAAGAATTTATATCAAAGATAAAGGTGTGTATCTTTGGCAAAGGTTCAGTTTATTAGAGGGTCAAACCTTTGACGAGGCGATGTCTGCTGCTTGGAAGCATAAAGTAGAGGGTAAAGTGCCATGTTTTAAGTATGCAGGGTCAGAGAAAGTTACCTTCTCAAAAGGGGCTAGTGGCTTCAAAGGAAAGCTTGAATACGTTAAATGGGTCGATAAACCAGCCGATTTTGACGAACCTGGAGAGATGCAAGACAAGCCATCAGATGACCTAGAAGATGGCATACCCTTTTAATGGGTGTTAGCAGAATAAATCTATCGGCTTGGTGAGGTCGTTATGTATGGTTGTATCTGCTAACTAGGATTTTACCTACGACCATACAGCTCACCATTGATTATGAAAAAAGACAGCCTGAACCCTAGTGGTGTATCTGATATATCTCCTAAAAGTGTTGAGACTGCTAGGGTGCATGGCTCAGAGACTAAGCTTTGGGTCGAGAATCTAGGCTCAATCTTAGATAAAGAATATCCTAAGCCTGAACCTTTGATTGAGGGCTTGCTGCATAGTGGTACACAGACAATTCTGTATGGCAGGTCGGGTTCAGGTAAGTCTTACATTACGCAAAAGCTAATGTTGCATTTAGCTATGGGCTTAGACTTTGGTTATTATCAAGTGCCGAAGTCCTGCAAAATATTATATGTTGATGGTGAGATGTTACCTTCATCTTTGCAAAGCAGATATTTGAAAATGAAACCTAAGTTGTCTAACATGGACGATTGGGTAACAGCCCTCAAAAATCTACATTACTGTTCCAGGTTTATACAGCCTGAGTTCAAAGAACTTAATATCAATACAGGCCAGTACGAATATAAGCAATATCCTGAGATGATGCTTAGAACTCTAGATGATAAAGAGAATATGCAGCAACTAATGAACACCATAAATACACATCAATATGAAGTGGTGGTCATGGATAACATATTTACCCTATTTGCTTTTGAGGATTTCAGCAGTCCAACAGAGTGGCTAATGCATGTGCAACCTTTTTTAAACTGGTGTCGGCAAAAGAACATAACAGTTTGGATTGTGGATCACGCTAGAAAAACGTCAAGCGTGGGTGGTAACTCAGCTCTATATGGCACCATGGTTAAAACGGTTACTTTGGACTTACTGATTAACGTCGAATCAGAAAAGAAAGAAATAGATTATGAGGACGACACAGATATAGAGTTCAGTTTCAAGTGGACATTTGAAAAGGCTAGACACTTGACAGCTTTAGAGCAAGAAGAGGTAGAGTTTGAGATTAAGAATGGTGACATACTGGTCGTAGAAAACCCTTACAAGAAACAAATGGCAGAGGCCAAGAAGTATTACGAGCAAGGTATGCCCCTACGCAAGATACAAGAAACTTTATTAGAAGAGATTAGTTATAATGTTTCTCACAGTAAGATAGGCAGGTGGGCAAAGAAAGAAGGATGGCAAAGACCAAAACAATGAGAACACAAATTTACGTTAGCGGCACTCCAAAAGGCTAGGTGAGGTCTTTATGTATGGTTGAAGCTGCTAACTATCTTCATATGCAACCATACAAATCACCACTAACTATGACAATAAATGGTGAATATATATGTATCATATATCCCCCTCTAAGAGGGGTATATGATGATACAAATAATATGTTCAGGAATAAAGGGCTGTAAAGGAGGCTGTAACAGAGGTAGTAAAATGAGTGATACAAAATATAATCCGTTAGAAAAACAAATTAGTGGATCGCATTATAAAAATTATGAGGTGCAACCTGTAGAGTTCTGCCAAAGGAACAAATTGAATTACTGTGAATCAGCAGCGATTAAATACTTATGTCGACACAGAGATAAGAATGGCATAGATGATTTACGAAAGGCTAAACACTATATAGAATTACTAATAGAAATAGAATATGCAGATCAAGATAAAAGATAACATCAAAGAATTCACTAAGGGTCTAAACAAAGTAGCTAAAAGCAAACTACCACAGATAACAAGATCAGCAGTTAATAATACATTGTTTGGTTTGCGTAAAGAAATGAAAAAACAAATTGTTAAGAAACTAGACAGACCTACACCATTCACACAAAATGCTTTTCATGTAGATCGTATGAAAGGCAAGAAGCTGAGTGGCGCTTTGATAATACGTGACGTTCAGGCAGATTACTTGAAGTTTGCTATTGATGGTGGTCTGCGTGATGAAAGCAAGTTGTTACCTATACCCTACAAGCCAAATGCAAAACTAAATAAATTTGGTAATATTGTCGGCAAACGCACAGGATTGATCAAAAAGAAAACACAGTTCATCGGCACTATCAAAGGCATAACAGGTGTGTGGGAAAGATTCAACAAAAATAAAAACGTGAAACTAATTATTGGTTTGAAAGAAACTGCTAACTATGAAGGTGGCAAATTCCCATTTTATAGAATAGGTAAAAAATATATCGACAGCACATTCGGCAAACAACTGAAGAAAGCATACGACTTCAGAATGAAACAAAAAACATGAGTAATATAAGCGTCAGACATAGTAGGGGTGTGTGTAGGTACTATACAGCACATTTACTATGGGTTATTCGCGATG